GAGCACGCATCGTCACTCCTGTGCCCTGTTGGGTCGGTCACTTTGTGGAGCGACCTGGGCAGTTTCGTCAGGATATACGTGCTGCTGATGCTCAACAGCGGGTTGCTGCCCCTCTCGCTCACCCGGCGCAGTGGCTGCCGCGCGGCTGTCGGCGGCTGGCCGGTCAGCCGCGTGTTGTTGGGTGGTCGGTGAGACGGTGGCGTGGTCCACGCCGTCTCGGGTCTCCTGTACGGAGTCGGTAAGGGGCACTGCCCGAGTGAGGCGCTCCACAATGAGGGGAGCAGCAACCCCGACGGCCAGCGCTCCCACAGCGCTGGTGAGTTGTCCCGACGCCGCAGCTGCCCAGGCCAAGCCTCCACCGATGATCAGCCGGATCAGCTCAGCGACGACATAGCCGAGCGCTCCCACCTCTCGTGGCCCACGTACGCGCCAGGGCCAGCAGCCGTAGCGACGAACGGCGGTGTAGAGATCCAGACCTTCCACTGCGAAGCTGCCGAATACGCCCCACAGTGCGGCGTCGAGCCACGACATGCACAGAGCGTATACCCCGCAGACACCTTGGATGGCCGGGCTCATGGACGCGGTCATGGTGCGTACAAGCGATGAACGGTCCGGACCGGGAGTGGAGGAACCCGGCCGCTGCGCGTGTGGGGAGAGAAACATGACGGGGTCACAGCTGCCCAGCCCGCCAAGATCGTTACCCGCCCCGGGGGTTTCGCTGTGCTTGGTCCCCCACAGATTTGTGACTTCTGTGCAGGCTGTCCGCCATGTTGACCCAGCTCACGTGGTGAGCATGCGGAACGCGGCTGGGTTGAGCACTGCGGAGCCGTGGCGGATGTGGGCGAGCCATCCGCGCTGGCCGCTGGGCCGGCCTGTCGGCCCGGGCAGTCTGGGAATGAAGTCAACGACGGTCGAGGCGACGCGGTCGACGATCACGAAGTGGTGCCAGTCGCCAAGGATGAGCGCTGCGTCGTTGCCGGCGGTGGCGTCGAGGGTGCCGACCATCTCGTCGGCGGTGAGTGCGGGGCGGTCGAGCAGTAGCGGTGGCTGGCCCGTGCTGGGGGGACCGGCCCACACCTCGCCGTCCGACTGCCGAATCCCGCTGTAGATCGTCCGGTTGGCGAGCCACGCCGTGGTGCTCGCGGAGCCGTACCGCGACGGCAGTGAGTCGCTGGCCGTGTACACGTCGGCGGCGGTGACCGCTCCGGCCGTCGCCGCGGGCATGACGCTTGGCGTGCCGGTCAGGGCGGTGACGATGCCAGTGGGCATCCCGATCCCGGTGCCGACGGTGAAGGCGTCGGCCTCCAGGGCGTCCTTGCCGAACGCGAGAGCGTCGGCAACGGCTGCGGTGGCGTTGGGCGCATCCTCGAACAGCTCCATCGAAATCGGCACAAAGCCCTGGGCTTTGTAGATCGGCACGGTGGGCTGCGCCCAGGTGGTGGCGTCGTCGGAGACCACAGTGGCCTCGGCGTCGTAGGACCACGCCACCGCCCCTGAGCTGACGCCGTTCCACACGTCGCCGGTGGCGATGACCTGCCGGGCCACCCGCCGAATCTGATTCGTCGACCCGTTGGCGGTGATGATGACGGTGGGGTCGAGCTGGAACGGCACCAGGTAGCCACCACCGGTGTCAGTCAGCGACTTAGCCCGGTTCTCGCGGCTCTCCGCCCACTGCTGGACCTGGCGCACGGCGTGACACTCCTCCGGGCTCCACTCGTGGTGTCCGGACGCGGGGTTGCGCGCGAACTTGCTCCAGGCCGCCAAGTACAGTGGGTCGCTCCCGCGGATCGACCTGAGGGCCCGGGTCGAATCCGGGTCCGTACAGCGCGTTGATCTCGTCGAGCGACCGCGCCCCGCGGGTCCATTCGTCCCGCGCCCGTTCCCAGTCGAGCGCAGCCTGCATCGGGTCGGCCGAGTGGCCCTGCGCAATCCACACCGGCAAGGACAACAAGTATGCGGGTGGCACTCCTCCCCCATCCGTAGCGCCTCGCCGCCTCACGACACCCTCCGCATCCGCGGAGCACCGCCACCAGTGGCATAGGTGCCGCGCACCCCGACGCGGCGCTGGGGCCGGCTCGCCGGCTCGTCCCCGCTGGGCATCCGCAACGCGGCCAGCACCCGCGCCAGGGTGACACGCTGCTGCCGCGCCTCGATCGCCGCCGGATGCGCCCGCGGATGCCCCTCTGCCGTCACGATCACCGCTCCGTCGCGGCGGACCGTGGCGTCCAGCTCGTCGAGTAGGTCCACCGTGCGGGTCGCCTCCCGCAGCAGGGCCAGCTCGTGTTCCTCCAGGTCGAACTCCTCAACGACCGAACTCCACAACCGGCGGCCTGCCGCACGGCCGCCCTCTGGTGCATCCGGAACGGCCACCTCAGCCATCGTGTGCCACCTCCTTTAGGGGACTTTCATGCGTTTCAGGTCAGAGCGGTTCGAAGTTCGCGGGGAGACGGGTCACAATCGGGTTTAAGATCGACGTCTGCACCCGGCCCCCTTCCTCTCGCACGGTCAGGCCGCTGATGCTGCTCGGGCAGCTGCGACTGCGGCGCGGTGTGCCATCCGGATCTCGACCAGGTCGGCGCCCACTTGGTCCCTGCGCTCCTGGGCGGCGTGTTCGGCGTCGCCCAGCGCTGCGAGTTCCGCTGGAGACACGCCGCCGATCTCGCGGAGCTGCCACCCATCGACTACGATGCTCTGTGAACCACGCGACCGTGCGGTGTGATGGTCGCGAGCTGCGTTCTCCCATGCTTTGCGGGCATCGGCGTAGTTCCGCTCCGCTGTTTCCAGCTGCGTGTCCAGGCGGGCTAACTCGGGCGTGCGAGCCGGTGCCGGGCGTGGTGGGCTGACCGGGTCGCGCGGTGGGCGCGCACAGGTCGGGCAGGCGTCGGGTTCGTGTGCATTCATCGGATCTCCGTCCCCTCGATGAGTGCCCAGACCCGTTCGATTTCCTTCTCCAGCAATGCAACCAATCCTCGGCGATCAAGTTCTGACAGATCGTCACCCGCCCGGGCGCGGTCCCGCACGTCGTGCATCCAGCTCATCGCGCCCACGAGCATGTGACGCCGCTCCACCACGTCCGCCGCGTCGTCGAGGATGGCCTCGACGTTGGCCAGCAATATTCGCTCGGCGGGATCGTCGCTCATGTCAAGCTCCCGATCCCGTCGCGGATGGCGAGCAGAGCCGCCCGGACCCGGATAGGGTCCAGCTCAGTGACGATCTGCCGGTCCAGCTCGGCACGTGTGAACCTGGCATACTCGGTGGCGATCAGCTCTTCCGGGTCCGTGAGGGCTTTCACTGCCAGGGTGCGGGTATTGATCCCGGCCCCGCGCATGACCGGCGAGACCTCGAAGACCTTGAGACGCCTGAGAAACTGCACGTCCTCGCCGTTGAATGTGCCAGAGTCCGCGTCCTCAATGTCGAAGCCGTAGGACCACTCACCGAGGCCACTCTCGGCGAGGCCCTTCACCACCGCGAACGTCTCCCGGCCGTCAACCGTGTCGAGGAAGAACCGCCCGTCCAGGATGGCTTCGGCCTTCGTAGTCCGGATCCTCCCCTTCCCGACCGGCCTGTTCCCGCCCCACGACGTGTGGTTGTAGGAGGAGATGACGACCGGGGCACCCTCCTCGAACGCGCCGTGCAGGGTCACATCCCCGTCGGAGTCCCGCACGTTGAACGTCGCGAACACCGCGGACACGTCGCCCTTGGCGGCGTCCTTGATCTCAACGTGGGAGAGCTGCTTCCGGGCCAGCTCCAGAATCGGAGGCTGCGGCGTTGTCGTCGTCATTGGTGGGGTTCTCCTTCATGGTGGTGCTGGTAGGTGGTCATCGCTCACGACAGCCTAGCTGCGTGATCACCTTGATCTGGCGGACACCTTCGCGGCTGGCGCCGTAGATGGCGGCCGCTCGCGCAGCCGACTCACGTGCATGGCGCGCACGAGACTTAGCCTCCCCAGATATTTGGGGAGGCTCCTCGCTCGCCGGCCTCGGTTTGTAAGCGTCGCCATTGTGGGGCTCGACGACGTCCACGCCGTCCTCGGGCATCGGTTCCTCCTTGTGATCAGGATGCGGCGGCACGTC